AAGTTTACAAACTGACCGTGACCGTTTAGTGACCTCTGGTCAGTATGGTCAGCAACAGAAAAATAATTGCCCCGCACCCAGTGACTAGGATCTGCTCTAGCCGCTTGATCCGGGCATGGATACCTTTGGTTTCTTTTTCAATGCCTTCGTACCTTACGGCGCAGACATCTACGTGGGCATCAATCTTGTGATCAACTTCAGATAATGTAACCATCAGGGCACCAATTTGTTTTGGTTGGTTGGAGCAAGAGCGTTAAAGGTTGCGGCCTCTTTGGCTTGCTTTTTGGTAATGGAATTTTGACGCATTTCTGCAACTGTCTGAGCGCCTGGAATTCTTAACGCAGACATTTTTTCCAGACCGCGCATAAGTGCGCTGGCAGTGTTTGAGTAGTTTACAGCACCAAGTTGTTTGACCGTTGCGTCTTTAACTGTGTCGCGCAAATCAAGAATCTGCTCGCGGCCATCTTTTCCAAACAACTCAGTCAACTTGTCTTCACGTTCCAACTTGTCAACCGCCTTACGGAAGCTGTCAAACTTGGTCACACCATTAACGCCGGTTGCCTGACCTTTGAGCCATTGAATTGTTTGGCCTTTCAGTTCATTGATTGCTTGTTGACCTTCTGGGCCGGCGCGTTTGAGCAATGAGGTGATGTGCTGAACATCTTCCTTTGAACTGCCTAGCACCACATTGTCAAAAATATCAGACAACCTGACGAGACGGTCTTCACCTTTACTACCAACCAGTTTGGCTACCGCTTTAACATCATCAAATTCTTTAGAAAACTGTCGACGTGCTGCGCGGGCTTCTTTGTAAAGATCCCCGCCAGCGCCTTCAGTTGCTTGGTCAATAAGATTTTTTACTTCTTTGCCATAATTTGAATTTGGCGTGCCAAATTCAGTTTTTTTGCCGATGTTTTGGTATATGTCTTCAAATGCCCGGATGGAAATGTTGCCAGTTCCGTTTGGATCGTTAATCTTGAGTTGCTCAAGCGTGTCTTGCAAAATTGGCGCAAGCGACGTTCTGGTCGTGGGCGTTTGCTTGTTGATGTAGTCAACAAGACTCTGGTACGGAACCTCTTGCAGCGTCTCGCCAGCGTTGTCTGCCGCGTTGTATTTGCTACGATAATTGTTGATTGATTTTTGGTACTCTGCCATTAAAGGCTTATCAACAAGTTTGCCAACGTCGCGCAGGTAAATTGGGTCAACATCAGCTACGGTTGAGCCGGTGGCTTCGGTCAGTTTTTGAAACTGCCTACCGATTGCTTCTTGCTGTTGCTGCTTGATGTTGGTAAGCGGGGCTACCAACTGAGGCTTGTTAGACTTCAGCAAATCTTGTTCAAGTTGCTGTTGCGCCAAACTTTGTGTTTGTTCCCCTTTGGTTAGCGGGATGCCCTGACGTTGAGCGCGTTCTGCCCGCATCAACGCTTCTTGCGTCAAGGCTGCGCCACCGCCGCCCATTTGGGGTTCTGGCGTCCGTACTAAAGCGTTCTGTATCGTTTGGGATACACGTTGCGCTGCTGGCGTAGCGCGAGCGGCGAGAGCGTTGGCTGTTTGGGCAATCTGTCCTGCTTGACCAACAACAGGTATAAATGCAGGAAGGTTAGGCGCTAGATTGCCAAGCATTTTAAGGTTTGCTTGTGCGCCCTCACCGGTAGGTCGATAAGTTCCGGCCTCCATGACCTTTTCGGCCAATTTGACATTTGGGCCTTTGCCCAACTCACCGCCAAAAATTCCAGCAATTTGCCCTGCTAAACCACTAACACCACCGGAGATAATGCTCGCAGCGGTTTCTGGAATACCAGCCACGCGGGCCATAAAAGAAGGTTCTTTTTCTTGTTTGGGCGGTAGCGTAATCGTGCCAGGGATCTGGCTGGCGGTTCCCGCGATTCCGGTTTGCTTGTAAAAATCTGCCTTTGGGATATCCGCGTAGAACTTCTGGTGCAACGCATCAACCAGTTGCAAATCTGGCACATCCGAATACATCGGAAACTTTTCACGGATTTCCAGAATTGAAGGCATTTTTATTTCCTCAACCCAAGCGGGTCAGCACCAGTTGCAGCACCAGCAGACGGACCACCGGCAGCGCCTGAAGAAATTTCATCAATCTTTTTGGCAAACGGTCCGGCAACTTGCCGAATTGCGCTAATTGCCAGCTTACGGGCTTCTTGTTTTTGTTTGATAGTGCTATCACTATCTCCAACTTGCGGGAAATATTTTCTTTCTTCTCTTGCAAATTCGGCAGGACTAATACTAGCGCCAGATTCCTTACGAAGAACTGCGGTAATAAAATTTTCTTTGGCCTGTTCGTAATTATTCTGGTTTTCGCTAGAAAGAAATGGTCGCAACACACTTTCTGCGCCAGCGGCAAGTTTTTCGCCTTGATAAGGAACCAGAGCTTCCAAAGTTCCTGATATGGCCCCTTTTATTCTGCCGCCAGAAGTAACCCCTTTGCCTTCTAAACCTTCCAAGATTTTATTAGCACCATCCATACGAACGCCATAAGCAATGGCGTTTCCTTGAGCTTCGTTAGGTGCTTTGCCTTCAATACCAGTTACAGCAACAAACTTGCCTTGTGGATTTTCTGGACTTGGAGCGTAAATAAACCCACCAGCACTTGCGTCAAACTTGGGTTGCTTGGCTTGATATTCTGCCCGAGCATCTGCTTGCCGTTGTAAAGCGACCCTTTGTCCTTCCAGACCAAGTCTTGCTCTATCAGCCTTTTCCCGCTCGGCATTTGATCTAGCAGTTTCCGCTGCTTGAGCAGCAGAAATATCTGTCATTGGCTTACCGTCAGGACCAAGAACAAATTCGCTTGCGCCGGTTAATACATTTGTTTTTACAACACCATTTTTGGTGCTTGTAAGTTTGTAAGAAGCAATGTTAGCTTGTTTGGCCGAAGTTTCTGCTTGCAAAGCAGAAGTATTAGCTTGCCTTTCTTGGTTAATAGCCGTAAACAACTTTGCTTTTTGTTCTTCAAGAGCCTTGATTCTAGCTTGCACACCGGGAAGCCCTGCGGCTTCAGAACCAACAAGTCTTGCAATTTCGTTATTGACCGCGCTAAGTTCACCTTGCAAATTAGATACCGCTGGCATAGCCGTAACAGCCGGCGTTGGAACAACGGCAGTTTGTGGAGGTGCAACCATTGCGTTAGCAACTGGTTGTGCTTGTGGTGCGGTGGGAGCCAGAGCATTGGTAGCTGGCGCAGCCATTGGTTGAGTTGGAGCGCGGCCAGCAAGAATCGCTTGTTCCTGTTCAGAACGCAGTAACTCTGGCATTTTGTCCAGAGCAGTTGCGCTTCTTGCAATCAAACGCTGCAATCCCCCAGGTTGGGCAAGGTCAGCCATGATTTGAGCGCGTGAACTTTCAGCGGTCACGCCTCGGCTTTTGAGATATTCGCCCAAAATGGGATCGGCATGGTTGGCTTCATGCCATGCAATGTATTGCTCTGGCGTTTTGACACTAGACAACAATCCTTTTGATTGTTCAAATCTTTGGTTTACAACTTTTCCAAGTTGTTCTTTACGAGCAAGTTGTTCTTTTTCAACTTCCGCAAGTTGCTTTTCAATCGCAGGAAGTTTTGATCCAACGCCAGAGGTAGCAATTTTTGCCCGCAACGTAGGCAAATCAATTTGGCCTGTTTGCGGGTTGTACGCTTCCATGTACGCTTTGTTAAGCGCATTCTCTGTCTCTTCCCCTCGTCTTGCTGCGGCAAGAGTGTACTGAGCTAGAGCATTTTGATTCTGTGCGTTCTGGATGTTGGCAACTGTGCCGTACATCGACAACGGATTTTCAAGTTGCAGAGGCCGGACGCCAAGTGCAATAGATGAGTCAATTGCCATGATTAATCCTTAAGGTCCATAGCCCCAGTCGTAACCGACAGATGGTTGATTTGTGGAGTAAGGAGTTGCAGAATAAATTGGCGATCCACCATACCCCATAGAATTATTTGATGGAAGTCGGTTGATTAACTGCTGGTTCTGCATATAGTTCAAACCAGTCCCAAGCGCGGATGTAAGCGCGTTGGTTGAACCAACATAACCAGATGCGCGAGCGTTGGCTACGTTGCCATAACCAGCAGCAAGATTCTGGCCCATTTGTCCTGCTGCGCCAGTCAATGTATTGGTGGCGCTTTGCCCGACTCCAGCCAACGATTGCAACGGGTTAAGTTGCGCGTTGCGTTCAATTTGATAGCGATTAAATGCGTTTTGATACTCTTGCGACGCCATGTCTTGACCGTAGCGTTGTGCGCCTTTGAGCGTAGCGCCAGACAACAAACCACCACGCGCTGCTGCTGTACGGTCCAACGCTTTCATTCCTTCAGACAACCGAAAAGCGTAACCTGGGTCTTGCTGAAATTGGCTTGTCCCAAAAGGCGTATAATTCGACGCCAGCGGGATCAATTTGTTTAATGCTTCTTCACCAGCTTTCTGCCACGGCGCTTGCAGTTCAACTTGTTTGTTGAACATTTGCTGTTGGGCTTCAATACCTTGTCGAGCCGCTTCCGCTTGTGTGCTTGCCGCTTTATTTGAAGAATAACTTCCAATAATTGCACTTGAAACAATCGCCGTTGCAACCCAAGTCATTGCAGTTCTCCTTGCAGGGCTTTCATTTCTCCTGCGATTTTCAATAAATTACTAGAATCAAACAACGCGGTGTTGTCAGGCTCAACAAGTTCTGCTTCAATCTCATCAAGATCGGTTTTGTCTGTGCGATGAACGGTCATGCCAATCGCGTCGGTTACTGCCAACGTCACCCGTTTGGTCCCCGGCTTAGACTCAACCACATCACCAGCTTTCAGGCGCTTCATCCCGTTTTCAGTCCACGCAATTATTTCACCCATCGCGCACAAAAACAAATGATGGTGCTTGTGAACTTTGCCTACAATCAACGTGCCAGCAGGACGAAAAACCTTCCTGCAATACATTCCAGACTCTGAAAAGTAATGCTCAGTTTGCAGATCGGCTTGAGGCATCTTGACCATTTCGGCCTGTAACTGCTCAATCTGCTCCCGCGATGGGACAATGTGGGCAAGATCGTTCAAGTGATCTCCCGTCCGTTAGCCCGGATATTGATCGCTGACGCTGTTCCTGCAATGGTACTGATAAAGCCGCTAGGCGCAAGTGCAGCGCCAGTTATCTCAGGAAACGTATACGTCTCCGATGGTTGTAACGATTTGGTTTTAACAATCAAGTTTTGATTGCCCGCCGCGTCTGCCCCCGTAACCAAGTTGACGCTGATCGTCGCCGTCGCTGCGCTAAAGTTGGTTGCCGTGAACTTGTCAATAAGCGCAGTCACACCATTAGCGGTGTACTGAATCGTTTGACTATTTTCAGCAAACTTTGCCGGGATTAAAACTCTTACGGATACTGTCATGGTTGCGCTGCCTTATACGCCAAAACCAGCGCGTCGTAGTCGCCGCCGATCTGAGCCTTGAGTACGTCCCGAATCCTGTTACATTTACTCTGTTCTGCTTTTTCGGTTCTCACCAGCGAACGTAAACGATCACGGTACTGGTAGTCGCTGATTGCCTGAACGTCGTCTTCTGACAACGAATGCGGCAACTCCTCGATTTTCACGCCCTTGAACGCTACCCAATCCACCGGCCAGTCACCAGACGGAAGTGCAAGTAGCATAGCAGAATAGTTATCAATGTTCACCTGATATGCGTAGATTTCCATCTCGCGGTAATAGGCGTTCATGATCGCCGAGGCTAGTTTTTCGTCGTTAGTAATCATCTTGATTGGTCGGAAAAAGATACGGAATTTGAAATATCTAAAGGCGTCGCAGGACTTGAATACACTGAACCAAACCCCCCAGAAGTCCACGGGTAAACTCTAGTATAAGGAGACGCTGCCGATATAGCACCGGCAATTTCTGTCCCCGTGCTAGACCATGACACTGCTCTTATGGTTTGTAATATGGACGGGCTTGAGTACAAAGAACCAAAGCCAGAAGACCATTGGTACACTTTTAAAGGCGCTGGGGTTGCGCTATTTCCAACCGCAACCTCAGACCCAGACGGGGAAAATCTAACCCCAAATACCGCCCCTCCAGCAGAGGTTGAAGGATTAGCGTACCTTGTACCAAACCCAGAAGACGTTACAGGGTATCCAGAGAGCAACGGAAACAAGGTGTTGCCAATTACAATATCATTGGTAACAGGGTTAAAAGATATGGTTCCTGGGTTGCTACCCTGTCCGGGAAGCGTGGCGGGGTTTGCGTATTTAGTGCCAAATCCAGTTGCCGATGACCACGGAAACAGAGAAATTACTGGGTTTGATTGTTGACTAAACGCAACTTGCGTATTGTCACCATTTAACGTGACGCCAGTAGAAGAATCAGAAGAATTTAACGCGGTGCCATTTGCATATTTAGACCCAAACCCAGTTGTTTGATCCCATGCCCATGCTTGTGGGTAAGATACGCTTGCGGCGTTTGAGGTAATAATTGCGTCAACATTATTAGTCCAACTAAACCCTGCGGGGCCAGAACCTGATGGGCTTAATGGGCTAGCCGCGTTAGCGTACTGCGTTCCAAAACCAGCAGCAGACCATTGCCATACAAAGAAAAAAGGCGACGCAGTACAAGATGCCGAAATATTTGAGTTATTTTTAACGAAAGAAACTTGGTTAATTGCGTTAGAAATTGTTGGTGCTGTAAAACTAGACCCAAACCCTGTTGTTGAATTCCAATTGTAAGCAGAAATTCTTTTGCCCGCCGTGGGGCCGCCATAAGCAATATAAATTGACGGGACAACAGGCGCAGCCGCATCTCCGTAAGTAAACATTCCCAGAAAGCCGCTCATGTCACGCCCAGGCCAAAGACGTACCATGTATCGGTTGCAACCTTGATCATAGTGGCGACGCCGTTAGACGCGACAGATCGGTTGCCGGTAGATGCTGAGTTGGCGAGCTTGAGCGTGACGCCCGATCCGGCTTGAATGACCAACGCCGTGGCGTTACTCACCACACTAATAACCGTACCAGTCTCAAACGCCACGCTACTGTACGGCGGTACGGTGACGTTGCCGGTCAGGTAAAGATGTTTGGCGCTATCTGACAACACCAGCGTGCCGCTGGTATTGCTTGATTGCGGCATTGTACGAAAACCAAACCCGTACAAGTTACCGGCGCTGTCTTTGACCGTTGAGCCGCTATCTAGACCAGTAATGGTTTTGTTGGTCAGCGTTTGCGTGCCAGTCAGCGTAACAACTGTATTGTCAATACTGATTGTGCCAGTTGATGTGATTGGACCGCCAGTTAGGCCCGTCCCAGTGTCAACCCGAGTGACGCCGGTAGAACTTGGCTGATTTACCGGCCCAAGTTCAAGCGAGTTAATACTATTGTAGATTTCATCAATTTGTGGCCCGACTGGCGAATAACTTAACTCTTCAGCCGTAATTGAGCTAGTCCCCGCTCCGGTTAGATTAAATAAGTTAAAGAAAAATCTGTACCATTCACGCGACATTAGCCCAGTGCGCGGGTCAATAAAATCAACCCGAGGCGCGGGGATCTGGGTGATGTTATTGATGACTGGCATTAGGCAGTTGTCCCGCTCAAGTGCAGTTCAGCGCCCATGATTGCAATCTTGACCGGATCTGTACCGGACAATTCGTAAACTCGGTCACGCAGTTTAAGTGTCATGCCCAAGCGCCGCCAGAACACTCGATGCCCGTAAACGCCAATTTTTCCAAGCGGTGACCAGTGCTCGTTTGACCAAGTGTGACCAGCGTCGTCTGACCAACGCAACATGACTTGCGGATCAAATCCAAGCGTATAACCATCACCTTCAACGCTGACCAAATAGTCACCGCTTTCTGTGATCAAATAAAAATCACTTTCAGTCACCAAATATGTTGGATCGTTTCCATTTCCACCGTTTAAGCCAACGCCGCTTTGGCAATCCAGTTGTAGGCTATGGTGCGCTGTACGGGTTAGGTTATTCTGTCCTGTCGGCAATGCCCGCCAAGAACGCAACCATTTTTGCTGCGCTCCGTTGTCAGCGTAAACGTCTAAGTCAAACGCATACAGATTACCGTTGGCGTAATCGCCAACAACAATTTGATTGTTAAACGCCATCTGACAATTACTGCGATGCCGTAAGAATTCACCATTTTCAAAGCTGGCCCGTTCATGCCACGCTTGTGTAGATACGTCATACACCCAAGTTGCGTTAGCTGACGGAAACGTCAAAACATAAAAAGAATGACCTTCTTGTTGGTATGTGTAGCCAATCGCATCGCTAATGTTGCCGTATTGGGCAATTGCGTATTCAATTGCGTGGGTGCTAATTCGCTGGCCCGTGTAGCCGTTGGCGCGGTAGACAATGCCTTGGCCGCGAGCATCCGCGCCTAACCAAAACAAACCGTTGTCTAATTTGGTAACTGAATATGTTGCAGCGCAACCAATTTCATTATACGCGCCTTGAATACGTTGCAACGGGAAGTCTGGATTGCCCGCGTCGTACCAGACTTCAACCGAATTGGTCCCAAACAACCACGCTTCACGGTGGTCAACAATCATGCTAACAAGATTGTCGGGCGATCCTTCGGCGCTTGCAAAATCTAACGGGTCAATTGAAGTTCCGTCTAATAGCGTAGTCACCCAGATTTTTTGGCTATTGGGTTCAATGAAAACAAAATATCCGTCGAGATAACCAACGGTCAAAGCGCCGGGAAAGTCTGGATCTATTATTTGTTGAAATGCGTTGGTTTGCGAGTTGTAGATGTAGCTTGGTCCACCGCAAGCAATAAACAACTGGGTTCCATTGTCAACCATGCTGACAGGACCAGTGCCGGTTACTGTACCCAACAACGTCGCAACGTAATTAGTTGCGATGCTGTAAAGTTCTAAACCGCTAACAACATATCCAACATTGTTAAACGTCCACAGACCGCGAATTGGGCCAGTGCCAACAGTGTTAAGCAGACGCAGCCCAGGCGCTCTGTTTAGAAATGCGGGTTCTTTACCGCCTTCTGGCACAATTTCAGGGAAGAGATTAACCATCCTGTTGTCGGCAGCATTGATGCTCCGAGCAACATACGCCGATCCCAGAATCGGCGTTTTCATCAGTAGTTACCGGCGTAGACGTTGAACCGCTGGCGCGTTGCAACAATTGCGTAAGGCATTGACATCACATCGTCAGGGTTGTTGATGCGCTTAAGGTTGCGCTTACTGGTCATGGCGATCCGCTTGACCTGATCGGACGGTTCAACACCAAACTCAGGCGCGATTTCCATCGCCAGATTGTAGGTAAACGCCCTCAAATACCCTGGTGGAAAAGCCAATACGGTGGCAAGCGTTGCAGGTTCAGTAAGTTCTTGAACGCTAATAAAGTGAAACTCTAAAAGGCGCGTGGGCCTTGGATAGATGTAAATGTCAATGTCGGGGTAGGTCATGTTCACAAACATGACCTGCGGATAGGTAGACGTTACGGTCTTAACCGCAATACCATCGTATTGCTGTTGGTTGATCAGCTTGATTCCGTAAGACACGTTGGTTTGCGGGTCACGGAAATACGTAGCGTCGTCAACCAGAATCGGACGAACAGCAGTGCCGTTTAGCCGTACCAAAGACCCTGACGGTCCAAGTGTGGCGTTGATTGCGCCAACAGGCCATTCAACGATCTGATCTTGTGTGCTGAACACCGATAGACGCTCGGTGTTCCATGAATCAATCATCTGATTCATGGCCATCAGCGAGTCTTGCATCACCGCCGCCGATGACGTTTCACCTTCTGCCAGAACACCCAACAAACGCAGGGCGCGGTTGATCTGATCACCAGCCGAATATGTTGCCATCGTAAACCTCAGAAGGTGGGGCCGAAGCCCCGCCTGTTAAGTCGAGCAGTGAACAGTTGCAAAGTTGATGATAACAGCCTCAGAAAGAGCGCCGCCAGTCAAATTACGCAACGTAACAACCGCAGAGCCAGTTGTCATGCTAGAGATATAAGTCGTGTACGCCGCTGCCGTAGCACCGCCAGAAATACAAACAATCAACACATCATTGGCAGAAATCAACGAGTTGTTCATCGTAAACGAAACAGCGGTGTTAGCCGCCAATTCTGCGCCGTTCATTGTGATGCGGCCAGCAGATTTGTTCAGCGTAACGGCAGTAGACTTGCTGGTTGCTTGCGTAACTGTACCTTGGGCGCCCGCTGCGTACCCAAGTTCCTGACTTGCGTAACAAGTCGTAAATTCTGGGTCGGAATATGCGACCCCAACTGCTTGCGTATTAGGCATAATAATTCCTTAAAAAAGGGGAGAGCTTGTGGCCCTCCCCCTACATTTAGGCTTTTAGCCCAAACGATACACAACGTAAGTACCGTCGCCGGTCTTACGGAAGCGGAACAACTGGCTGGTTGTAACAGCGATAGCAACCAAAGCGTTACCGCCATCGGTTACACCAGTGTTAACAGCCAACGTCACCGCGCCAGACGAAGTGCCAATGTTGACGATTGACAAGTCAAACGTGCTGCCAACCGTAGCGTTAGGAATAGCAGCATCAATTGCCGTGCCCAAAGGCAATGTGTACGTTGCGGCAGACGTAGATGGGTTAGCCACCAACATCTGGTTAACGATCTGCGCTGCGGTAAGAGTTGCAGTAGCCGTAGCCGTTTGAGGGGCGGCCATAGCGCCCATAACTGTTTCTTGACGGTTACCTGCACCAACTTGGTAACCACCACCACCATTAGGGAGAGCCATAATATTTCCTTAAATTAAGAGGTTCAACCCCAGAGGCGGCAGGCCATCTGTGGACGGATTGTTGAGAAGCCATACAGAACGTCAATACGGCAAGGCAAACGGTCATTGTTAATATCGTACTGGCGCACGACACGCAACGAAATCCCGTTATGCACTGCGCGGGCAGCCATATCAACACCCTGCGGCAGCAACAAGTCAGCCGTAGCGAACGTGATCGCGTCCTTGTGGTAGACCAAGTTCTGTGGGTACTGGGTTGATGCAGTTCCAACAAACGTGATAACCGCGCTGGTAGCCGGGAACGCATCAATGGTAGCCAAAGCATTTGCCGACGTATAAAGCGCCGGGGAAATTGCCAAGGTCATTGCAGTACCGGAGGTTACGCTGTTGGCAGCGGTCACAACGAACTGTTGAAGCGAACCAGTGGACTCACGGGTTTGTGGGTTGACCGCGTACACGCCAGCAATCGTGAAAACGTCGCCTTGGTTAACCGTTTTGGTTCCGCTGGTAAACGTAATGGCAAGGGTCGATTGACCTTCGGCAAACGTAGCACTAGAAGAAACAATTGGAGAAACAGGGAAGTTACCCGTGGTGTGCTGTTTGATTGACTGAGACATATTGATCTCGTCGTAGCCCAACACGCCCGTGCCCATCATGCCGTTTTTGAACTGTTTGGAAATCGTGTCCGTAGGATTGAACAGACCTTTCAAACCTTCAACCAGACCAGCGTTGGCAGCGGGGTTAACCGTTGCGTAGCGTGGGTTCATAACAGCAGCGTTTTCGTTCAGTTTCTGTTGAGCTTGCAACAGAACCAGCGAAGAGGCTGGAGTCGTTCCAGGCGTACCAACAGTGTTACCGATTGCTTTGTACGCATTAGCAACGTCAGCGTCAATGCTGGAGGCCAACTGCGAGATACGCGGCTTCAGAACGCGCTCTGCGAAGTCATCCAACTGCATTGTGAGCTCGGCGCTGGTGAAGTTCACGCCGATGTGCTTTTGGGTTGAAACGGTTAGAGTGGTGAACTGCTCGTTGTCGTCCTGAACTTGCAGGGCAGCACCGTCAGTCACAAGCGCACGGTCAGGCAGACGAATACGCAGGGTCGAACCAATCTTGGCACCTTCAACAGCGAAGGAGTCATCGTATTGGCGGTTAACGTTACGGGTAAGAACAAGATTGTTTTCCAAGATCTCTAGGGCTTTCCTAGTGATCATGTCAATCGTAAGAATGCTATTTGACATGGTAATTCCTAAAAGAAGTTAGCGATTCTGAGCTTGCCACTTCTTAGTCTGGCGCAGCCTTTCTGCTTCAATCCATTCCGATGCAGTC